TGCGAGCCAGACGAAGACCCAAAATAAAATGCGATGATGCCGCCCCACGCTGTTTGCAAAGCGCCCAAAAGCAGAAGCAACGCCTCGTTGCCAGATGTCGGCAGGCCGTAGACGAGCATATAAATTAGAATGGCAAAGAACCCAAATGTCACGCTGATTGCAAGGGCGCGTGGAATCCAGTCTTTTACTTCTTTCTGCATATCTCTTGCAGACTTACGGTCGTCTACCGCAATGCGTTCAAGGTCAATGTCTAGGCTCTTCATCTGGACTTTGAAATCTGCGTCAATCTTTTTGACCGTTGCAAGCTGTTCAGGCGAGGCGGTGCGGAGCGCCGCTTGCAGATCGTCCTCAGAACCGTCTTCGTTGCCAAGCAGTGCTTGGGATAGCGCCTTTGTTGCCATGCCCGCTAGTGGGCCGCCAAGGGCCGTAGCGATGCTAGGCGCGACTGAGCCGAGTAGCGGCCCGAATGTTTTAAGCAGATCCATCGTCCTTACCTCCGTTTGATTTTGACCCCAACATAATGCCCGACAGCGTGCCTGTCAGGAAAGTTGCGATCGGCGCAATCAACTTGAAAAATTCTTGGTCGTTTGGTGCTTGTCCGTCAATTGGTTGCACAACAAAAATCAGACTGTATAGCACTGCAAAGACAGTCCCCGTCAACGTCAAGCACAGGCTAATGCCAATGATGAACTGCAAGAGCGCGTGGAGTTCGTCTTCCTTGATCCTCATCGTGCTACGGCTCCGCAAGGGTTCTGTTTCAGAGTGTCTGCGGAACAGGTTCCGGATGCGGTGCAGATAGGCGGATTGCACTCCGGCGCGTCCCAGTTCTTAGGGTCTTGGCATGGGTAACGATAGCGGTCTTCGCATCCCGCCAGAACCAAAAATGCAATTGCCATCAGGTATCTCATTTGTGCGCGGTAAGATAGACGAAGAGTGCAAGACCGAGAGCCATAACGATAACGCCCAAGAACATCCATGCGCCCAAGATCAGTTCAGCTTGGCGTTCCTCGGCCTCCTTCTGCGCAGCGGCAGCCTGACGCACGGCCTCCTTACGCATTTCGGTGACTTCCTTCTGAATTGCAATCCACGCTTGTTGACCGTAAGCCCCTACAAACAGGTTCTTGGTGTCCAACTGAAGCTGTTGCGCCTTGGCCCGCAAAGCGTACAGCTTGATTGCTTCAGCCTCGTATTCTGCTTGGCTTTGAAATAGCCTCTTTTTTCGCCCAGAGGTCAATTGCGTGATCTGCGCTATTCTTGCAAACAGGCTCCCCACGCGCTCTACAACGTCGATGGCCTCGTGGCCGGCGTCGGTCGCTGACTTGATTCCATTGTAGATGGCCGTTGCGCCTGCCAACAGCGTAAAAGGATCCATTTACTTATCCGCTTTGTTTTCAAGCCGTTCAAATATTTGGCGGCAAATGTCTTTTAGTTCTTTGACGCCTTCTTGAAACTCATCTTTGCGAATGTAATTTGACGGTAGCGCAACCTCAATGATGTGCAGGTCTTTCCGCAACTCCTTCACCGCGCCCCAAAGCTCACGCGCCAACCATCCCATGCCTGCGAGGATGATAGCGCCGCCAAGATTGATGAGGGTCTGCGTGTCCATTATTGAGCCATCTGCTGTATCATTTCTTGTATGGATGGGGATAATAAAAGTTTATTATTTGCTTCTATTGGAAGCCGCGCATCGCCGCGCCGCATTGTTGCGGCAATGTTTTTAGCGTACATTTCGGCTAATGTATTGCGCGCTGCTTTTGAACCTAAACCAACCGCGCCGAGCGCGCCTGCGCCTATGGCTAATTCTGGTGAACCGCCCAAGGTAGAAGGGCCAAAAAGTACAGCGCCTTTAACCAAGCCTTTTACATCAGTACCTGGCGCAAATGAGCTAAGAAATTTTAAAACGCTAGACCCAGATTTACCTGTAGCAACATCATTAATCATGCGTTGCTCGGCTTCAGTAAACCGGCTCATGCGATTTTTATTCCGCGCAAGCGTTGCAAATTGTGTTTTAAGCGCATCTGCGGAAGGTTCTGTTGACAACGCGGCGCGGTCTATAAGATCTTCTATCGTGCTACTTTTGCTTCTTTTTTTCCATATATCGCGAGCTGCTAAAATTGCAGGCACGCCTACATCAGCATCGCCCGAAATTAAATTAGCCGATGGTGAGTCAATAATAAAACTATCAATTTTATCTATGACTTCATGTGCAAGTCTGCGTTCATTAGGGTCTATGTCTTTTGTAACTTGCGATGCAATTTTGCGTAAATTATCCATGTCGCTAAGAGACTGCGCGTTGCCTTTTGATTTGTTAAGGACTTTTAAAATTGCGTTGGTTTTTGGCGAAAGATCTTCGTTAAAACCAACATCTTTAAGGGTGTTGCCAATATCGTCCGCTAAATCGTCGTAAGACGTTGGGTTAAAAATCATGCCTGCGTCTTCAGCTTTAGCATACGCCGCCTGTGCTTTTTCTTTTAGCGCGCTAGTTGAAGGTGTCCCGCCGCCTTTTATAATGCGGCCTACATCTGCAACTCGTTGCGCACGTTCGGCAACGCCCGCGCCTGTTTTACCCGCAGCAAAACCACCCAATAAAGAACTGGCGGCTAATGCGTATGGATTAGTTACGCCTAGTTCATTTAGAACCGTTGGTGCAACCGTCGCGCCTGCACCGGCAGCACCTTGAATTACAGGTTGTTGGCCCATCGTGCTTAAAACATTACGAGTAGTAGGGCTTGTTGCAAATCGCGCCATTTCACTAAGCGCTTTTGCCTGTGCGCCGCCGCTTACCGCACCTTCTAAAGCAGAAGAAAACACTTTTTGCCCTGTTGTTTTTGGCGCTTTTCCAACACCAACAGAACCGTAAATATCTCGAATGGCTTCAGAACCTGTAGGCACACGCGAGTACCCAAAATAAGGGCTGCCTACGTTGTATAACGATGTGCCTATATCTGTAAGACCGAGCGCAGTAACGCCCAACGCCGCGCCTGGAAGCGCGCCGACGCCACCTGTTGGCACGCCTCCTGCTACCGCGCCCGCGCCCGCAGCGGTTACATAGGGGGCCAAAGCGCGATTGGCTACGCCAAGCCATTGCGGCAACGAATCTTCTTCAGCCAAAGCCGTCCCTCGCGAAGAAGGTATGTTTGCCAATAAATCAATAGGGGCTTCATCTGCTAAAAGATCAATAGGCATTTTTATTCTCCCTCAATCGTCATGCCTTTAGCCCGTACACGCGCTTTAACTTCTTCTACTGATAGCTTGTTAATTTTTGCCGTATGTTCTATGTCCGAAAGTTTTGCAATATTTGGCTTATCATCTGTTTTAGGCGCGGCTTCTGTTTTAGGTGCAACGTCTATTTTTAACCCGCCAGTACCATATAGCTTGTCAACATTGGCTATGATATTTCGAACAGACTGTATGCTTTGCGTTGGCTTTGTAACCGCCTCTTGCAACGCTTGCAATTCAGGAATTGAGTTCATTTCTTGCGCGGACATACCTGTTGCGTTTTTAATAGCCGTCAACAAGAACCGCGCATTGCTTTGCACGTTAGTGCGTAAAGTTTGTGCTTTTGTACCTACAGCTTTCCCTGCTTCTTGCCCCAATGCAGTAGCCCCTAGATAAGCAGGGACGTTTTCAGCAACAGTCCGTTCTTCGCTTGGTATAGCTTTCATTTCTTCTAAGCTATCGTAGTCTTTTAAAAGCGTACCTAATATTTGGGTAACGTCGCTTTTGCCTTTTACCCTTGCTTGCTCTTTAATTTGCGCGTCGGATACCGTAGGCACTTTAGCCAACATACCTTCGCCTGTTTCTGTACGCATATTAGGTTGCATAGCCGTAGATGTTTGCGGGGCAGGCACAGGCGCGCCGCCGCCGTAGCCCCCTGCGTTCATCGCAAGCGCGTTGGTAGATTGGGGCGCAGCGGCGGCAGGAACGAGCGCGTTTGGCTGTTGCCCGAATGTTGGGCGAGGGTACATATCGGGCGCGGGCGCTCTAACGCGCTGAAATATTACCTTGCTAGGGTTATTAGGGTCTGGCATTTCAATTATTTTTTCGCCAAACGAAGCGTTCCACGCCGCTGCATACTCTGGCGTCGCGGCAAACGCGGGGTCGTTAACGCCTTTGAGTAGAGTTAAACGAAGGCGTTCGTTTTCCGTGCCGCCCGAACCGCCGCCGCCTGCTTCGCCTCTGGCTTTGGCAGCGTTGGCATTTTGATTGGCAATCTCAGCTTCTTTTTTCTGAAAATCAATATCCATATTTTTAAGGGCGTAGCCATCAATGCCGCCGAGGCGCTGGGCTATTTGATCGACAGTCATGCCACCGCCGCCAGCTTCTTTAGGCGCGGCCATCTTGCGAATAGCTTCTTTACGAGCTTCAGTTGGGCCGCCGGTCTTGATTGCAAGAGGGCCAAGGACAGGATCAGCGTCTACAACATCAACGTAGTGCATCAACCCGTCAATAGAAATGGCTTGGGCAAGCACAGGTTTAACCCTAGCAAGCGCGGTGTTATAAGTCTCCGTTTCGGCTTTTAACGCCTCAACGCGCGCTTTTGCGTCCTTTTCCATATACTCTGCGCCCGCAGTTCTGCGTGCTTCAGGAAGTTTGAACAACTCTTCAGCCTTGCCCGTTTCGCCCAGTTTAAGAAATTCAAGCGCAGTTTTGTTATAGTCGTAGCTAGGCTCGGTTGAGCCCTGAACAGTGCCTGGCCCCATGACTGCTGTTTTGCCGGGGTTAAACCCTTGTTCGTATATTTTAGCAATCTTTTGTGCTTCTGCCCGTTGCGCTAAAGCATTACCCGCCGCTATCTTGCGATTTTCAACTTCTCTCGCACGATCTTCCATCGTGTACTGCATTTGCAAAGCGTTAGCCTGCTGCGCCTGTTGCGAGTTGCGGAACTGCATCATCTGATTAGCAGAACCCATAATGTCGATAGCGCCAGGAACGTAAATCTCAGCCATTAGAAGTCTCCTGGTCTAGCAGTCGGCATAGCAACCGAACCGCCGCCTGCCAAACTGCCGTAGTTGTTGTAAGGGTTATACCCACCGCTGCCATACATCTGGTTGGCGTTAAGGCCGGACACTATTGTTCCCGCCGCGCCGCCCAGCGCCCTGTTCCAAGCATCCGCAGACCCAGTATAGCCAGAAGCGCGGGCAGCGCCTGCGGCCATCATGGTGTTACCGGCATTGGTCGCGTAGTTCTGCCCTGAAGTGCCAAGCGTGTTGGCCGTTGATTGCGCTTGCCCAAGCAAAGACTGGAGCGGGTTCAGCACGTTCGCACGGTTTGTCTGATAGCGGTTGTAGGCGTTCTGGTACTCTTGCGAGCCAAGATCCTGCCCGTACTGTTGCGCGGCGCGCAGCGCGTTACCAGAAATCAAACCGCCTCTGGCCGCTGCTTGCTGGTCAAGACTTTTCAAGCCTTCCTTCATGCGGAACGCATAGCCAGGGTCGGCTTGAAAATCAGACATACCGAAAGGCCGCATTGCAGAACCGTAACCTTCAGCGCCTGTCCGGTCACTCAAGCCAAGAAGATCCATCAAACGGTTTTGCCCAGCAATGCCGGCTTCGTAAAACGGTTTCTGGCGAACAACACCTTCCTCGTACATTTGCCTTTGAAGTTCGGTAGCCTTGTCCGCTGACCTAGCCTGCGTCTTTGCCGCCTTGCTCGCCGCAGACGACGCCATCGCCCCGCCGATGAGCGATGCGCCTGCACCAAGTACTGCACCTAGAATAAAAGCCATCTTAATGCTCCAGTTTCAGTTGGTCGGCGTAGGCAAGCTCCTGCTTGTTATTATCACCGCCCTGCAATTGGTCAACTGTTGATTCCGTAAGTTCTTCAACCAGCTTATCAAGATCCGTCTCGTTTGTCGCGTGGATGTTTGTCCAGACCGTATCCTCAAGCGCGTGGATGGCACGCTTTGTACCCGGCTGCGAGACGATAGTAACCGGCGCTACGAGATCCATAATGCCATCCTCGGAGATAACATGGACGTGGCCTTGGGAGAGGATGCAAAAATGTGTCGTTTTATGAACAGCGCCAGTAAGGATCGTACCGGCGGGCATGAACATCTCGCGGGCGTACATCCCATTGGCAAAGTAGTGCTTAATAGGCAAAAATGCAGGGGGCATCCCCTGCATCATATCTTCGATCTGTTGAACTTGTTCTCGCATAGCACCCCGTAACTTACACTGTTATATTCTTTAACTCATCTAGCGTTGCGCAAGTATCTACTAACGATGTGACATCCCTCAGACGCTGCTTCTCGGCAACAATAGCTGCGGTGTCTGCATTGCTCTCAAGCGCACGTTGGAAGGCTACGTCCTGAGCGGCAAGTAGTGGCTCACGCTCTGCCCGTAGACGCTGCTTGGTAATGTCCTTGGCCTTGTCGATGTTGATCGTGATCATGCAGAATACTCCCACGCATTGCGAAACGTGCGGTCGGATGGAATTTCAGACACGTCTACGATCTTGAATGGCTTACCAGCAGGTACGTCCTTGGCAGCGATTTCCTCAATGGTCATCGTCTCAAGAGCCTCTGGAGCGGGGATGATGATGGATACCCCACCTTCGTCGTTTGGGTATATAATGCGGTTCATTGTGTTATCCTTTTAGCGGAAGATTGCTGCCCAAACATAAGCACTATCTACTGTTACACCTGTATTTGTCGGCCCCATAACAATAGTCACCG